TCATACAGTTGTATTACTGTTTCTTTTGTCCAGGGGATGGTACCTTTTTCAATGTCCTTCTGTAGAGTGCTATAAGCACTAAAATAACAACTATCAGTGTCACCATATATTACTGCCTTTCCTATGTGATTATAATCGCCAGTTATGATTTCATTTACTTTACTAGCCATATGTTTAGCGATCTGGCGTCCAGTAAGAGTAGTGGACTGCCCAATACGCTTATCAAAGAACCTACAACCGCTATTAAGAATAGCACCATACAAACTATTGAGGTTAATTTTCTTAACCAACTGTCTTTTGTCCCAATATTCTTCTTCAACTTTATTCCCCGCCTTAATGGCATCCTTTAGTTTAGCCTGCATTTCTTTACGTTCGGCATACCAACGTTTGAGTAATCCAGGAATAATACCTTCTGTTTCGTGCGTAAAGATAGTACCATTGGCACTCATCATCCAAGGTTGATTGCTTTCAAATATAAGTCTGTAGACTTCTGCGGCACTAAGTACATCAGTATCTCCATTTTCCCAGTCAATGGTAATGTCTGTACCAATTTCTTGATTCATTACAGCAGTATATTCAATAGTACCAAACATACCTTCCCACGCCGCGGCAAACGACTTTCCTTTCGCCATTAAGTTTTCAATATACTCATCAGTCTTAGTTGGACGTAACTGTCCAATAATAGTTTCTGGACCCATATTAAGTGCTCTAATTGCACTAGGATACAGTGAGTTAATATCTAAAGATCCAACCCAATCTTGTAATCCTTCTTTAGGATATGCAACATACGCACCTGCCGCCGCAGTATCTTCACGATCACTCATTTTAATACGATTAGGAACAACGAATCCTCTGCGATGTGCTTCATTAATAATAGCTTGTTCAGTAACGGCTACAGCACCCATTGTAGTTTGTAGCAATACAGTATTTTCATGTGCTAGTGTATTTGCTAAATCGATAAACTTTAGTTTTCTATCTAGTTTTTCAAGTAGCATACAGTCATTGATGTTGTATTCAACAAATGTTTTAAAGTCATTGTTGTATAACTGATCCAATGTACCTTCGTATTGTGTTTTACGTTCACCTAATTCATATTCTGCAATAGCATCTAGTCGATAACTATGTCGTTCTTCATATGTATATTTGCGATACAACTCTAAATAGTCTAAATGTACACGACCAATGTAGTCATATGTAACAGCATTACGACCATATTTTTCATATTCACGGCGCTTAGGTAACTGATCAAACAAACAAAAACGTCTAGTGTCTTCTTTGCCTAATGTTTTAATAACACGGTTAGTAGTATAGGGAATATCAAAGCCTTCTGAGTTCCAACCACTTACAATATCTGCATCTTTAATTAGATCTAAGAACATGTCTAATAAGTCTGCTTCATTATCAAACAAATAAGTGTTAGGAAATTCTTTAACCATTTCCTTAGCATCTTCCATACCAAGGCCCTTAGGAGGAATAGCTAGGCATACCATTGTTTGTAACCATTGTAGGTAGACAGCAATCGCAGTAATTGGCATAAATGCATCGTCTGGACTAGCATAGCCACGCTCTGGATCGAAGTCTACCTCAATATCGAAAAATGCTACATTTAACTTAGGAGCATCTTGATTAAGATAGTTTTCACTTAGTGTTACAAAGATAGGATTAATGTCTGCTTCGTACATTGTCTTGCCACTGTTGATAGCTTGTTCTTTACGAAGTTCTTTTGTGTTTTTACAGACAATCCTTTGTACAGGATCTCCATAAATTGATTGATGTTTCCCTCTCGGGTCTTTTACATAAAATGTGTGGCGTACAGGAATATCTCTAAATTCCCTTTCGCCTTTTTGGTTGCGTTCAACGATCTTGATGATATCGTTGTCACGGTCAAACCATGCGTCAACGTAAGACATAAATTTTCTTCTCCATGCAATTTAGGGCTTGCAAATACCTTTCTGCGACTTATGGCTCGCGAACCTTTCGTTATATACTTATTTAGATTTTTTTAGTAATATCTAAAATTGCTTCAATCTCAGCCCAATCTTCGTTATGTGCCGCCCAATCGCCTTTGTGTGCAATCTTAATAGCTTTATTAATAACTGATGGTTTGATTTGAAGTTCTTCTGCAACTGCCTTAACAGTTTCTTTTAAACCTTCTGTTAAGTCTTCAACTTCACGTAGTACTGTAGAACCTTCATTAATTAGTCGTTCTAGTTTTGCCTTTTCTTCTGCGCCGTAATTTCTTCCTGACATGTAAGTCTCCTTTATAGCCTATTATATAATAATTTATGTTTAAGTGTCAAATTTTAGAGGTGGAAATGGCAGAAATAAATCTGCCATTTTTAATTAACGTCGAGCTATTTGCAACCAACGAGCTAGTTCTGCGTCTACTGATTCTTTTTGTACTTGTCCGTTATTTGTAACTGTTTGAGTTGTACTTACTGGTGCAGTTGGAGTGTTAACACCATTTCCGCCAATAGTAGTACCAGCTGGTACCATTGGTACAGTTAATCCTTTTGGATCTGCATTTTGTCCAGACTGTGGAGGTTCACATTTAACGGAATCAATAGCCGCTTGACCGTGAGCTAAACCTTGTTTAACAGCAACATCATTTTGATCAGCTTGTTGTAGTTGTTGCATTTCGCCTTTGATAGTTTGAATCAATTGCATTTGTTCTGCGCTACATACTACTTTAGCATTTGCATCTTGTTTATTTGCATCTTGTTTACTTGGATCGGCATTTTGTACACCGCCACCGCCACCTGCACCACCACCACCGCCACCTGCACCACCAGCATCGCTTGCGGCATATAATCCGGCACCAACTGCTCCAGCAGTAATTAAACCAAGTGCAATGGCTTTTTTAGGATTAGCTTTAATCCAGTTAGCAATGCCTCCTGATTTAATTTCTTGTTTTTCTATATCAGTTAACGCAGTACTAGACATAGCTTTAGTTTCTGCGGCGGCAAGTTCTTCTTTGCTTGCCTTAATCATTGTATTTTGTGCGGCTGTTAAATCATTAACAGTTTGGCTAGCAGGCGTGTGTGTTCCCATGTTCTGGTTAGCACTTGCTTGATTGTTCTTTATAGTGTTTGGATTTTTTGGATCTGCTTTATGAACTGTTACATTTGGATTAGCAGCCTTGTCAGCGGCATTTACAGCTGATTTTTCTCCGCCAGCAACTGTTTTATCAGCGGCTTTTGCCGCACCACCGCCGAACATTCCGGTTAGTTTATTCCAACCTGTTTTTAGACCACCGCCAATTTGATTTCTAAATCTACTAAAGAAGTTTCCGCCTACTTCGTCAGCCGCTAATCCAGCACCTGATTTTTCAAACAAGAAATTTTCACTTAGGTATTCTTCTGCGTTGGCAATTTCCCATCCATCTTCACTGTATAGTACATTGTTTTCGTCTAAGTATACCCAAACATCTTTTGAATTTTCAATATCATTTAAACGATTGCGTAGACTTGCAATACTTTCTGCAAGAGTCAACGGAGCACTTTCCGAAATGCCGGCAGTTGAATAAGTAGTTGCATCTGGCTTACCTGTAGCAGGTAAACTATTCTTTTGTTGCCATGCTTGTAATGCTTTTTGTGTTTCTGGACCAAACTTACCATCAGGTTTAACACCGATAGTTGATTGCAAAGCCGCTAGTTTCTGATCACCACCGGCAGCTAATACTGCTTGGTCAGATGCCGCTCTAGCCGCATCGGCAGCCATAAATCCACCAACAGCGGCACCTTGTTTCCCAACAAACTTAGCGGCACCTTTAGCGGCAGCACCTGGATTGGCTACAACTTTTGCCCCAGTAGTTGCGGCCTTTTGAGCGGCTAATGCCGCTAATTCTTTTGCTCCTAATTTTCCAGCACCGCGAACTGCCGCACCGGCAGCACCAACGCCTGGAACTAAGAACGGAGCAACCATGCCTGCAATTTCTCCACCTTTATATAAATTAGGACTACGTGCTTGTGCCGCGGCATCTGCATCATATTCTTTACTTAATTCGTCTTTATACTTTGTACCATTCCACAAGCTCTTAACACCTGCGTTAATATTATTGCCAAATCCAAATGTAAGACCTTGTTCAGCCCCGCGAGCTGTATCACCAACATCTTGTCCAAATTGATTTAAACTATATTCTGCTACTTGTTCTTCATCTTCAAACAAATATCCAAAACTTTCAGTTAATTCTCTTGCAAGACTTTCTTTGTTTAATTGCTTGTATGCATCAACACCGGCCGCACCTAAAGCTCCGCCTATAGCTCCTGGAATCCCAGCAGTTAATCCACCGGCACCTGCACCACCAGCCGCCGCGATTCCAAGCTCGGGCCAATTAAAAGGTTTGCCTGTTTTAGGGTCGATTTTTTTAGGATCCGTATCTTGTTTTGTATTAGGTGCTGGAGCAGGTGCTGGAGCAGGTGCTGGAGCAGGTGCTGGAGCAGGTGCTGGA